AGATACTGCAGGGGATGATGCTTCGCCACCACCTGCGGCTCAAGAAGAAAAACAAAGCGAAGTGTTGTTTTAACCTCCTCCAAAAACAACTAGTAGCCCTCTTCGGGGGGCTACCTTTTAAGGATATAGAATGAAAAAAATAATAGCAAATATGTCTAATCAAGATTACCATATGACAGATGGTATATCTTCCAGTGCAGTTAAAGCTGTGTATAAGAAATCACTTGCTCATTGGAAGGGTGAAAAGCGTAATGCAAACAATCCTGCTTTTGCAATGGGAAGTGCAGTACACGCCAATCTCTTAGAGAAAGAACGTAATCTAGTCGTAAAAGGCCCAAAGACTAAATCTAGTGTCGCTTTTAAATCTCTGAAAGAGAAGCTTACTGAAGATCAAATACTTCTAACAGAGGTAGAATATAACGTAGCTAACTGTATAACCAGAGGTGCGTTAGAGAATAAAGTCTGTGCATCTTACCTTAATCACCCAGATAGATTAAACGAGGTAAGTATCTTTGTACAAGATCCTATCTCAGGTCTTATACTTAAAACAAGACCTGACCTAATGATTGAGTCAGAACAAACAGTTTTTGATGTTAAGACAACACAGGATGCTAGTCCTAAAGGTTTCTTAAAAGAGTGTATAAAGTATGGGTATTTTTTACAAGGTGCTCACTACGTTTATACTTGCAAATTAGCGGGGTATGACGTAAAGAAATTTTCTTTTATAGCTTGCGAAAAAACTGCACCGTATGTTTCTCATCTACATGTTATGGGTAATGAGATTATGCATTGGGGTATGAAGCATTTGCATAAAACCTTAGCTACTATTGCAAAGGCAGAGAAAGACTCTGACTATGGTACAGATTGGGGTGACTATACCGTTATGGAAAAACCTCCTTGGTTATAATCAATCATGTCAAGAGCAGCTAAAGCAAAAGGTAGAACTGGTCAGAATGAAATCAGAGACAGACTGTTGGAAACATTTCCAGAGTTTGAAGAAGATGATATCAAGTCTACAACTATGGGAGACACAGGTGAGGATATTCAACTATCTCCTGCAGCTAGAAAAAAGCTACCAATAACTATTGAAGTAAAACGTAGAAAGTCTGGTATGAAAACTGCCTATGACTATATAGAACAAGCCAGTAAACACGGAAAAGGTGAACCAGTAGTGTTCTTTCGAGCCGATAGAAAGTCCTGGATAACAATGATAAGTCTTGAGCACTATATGGACTTACTAAAAAATTGGAAATAATATGAAAGTAAAAGTGTGGGGTGTTATGGAAGGTCCAATAGCAGTTGAAGAAGTTGAAGATAATGATATACCAGTAGACTCTAACTATTTTTTAGTTTGTAAATCAGAGGTAGATGGTATTATGGGTGAAGATAACTTTTGGTTTGAAGACTTTGATTCTGCCTACGAATGGAAGAAACATTTTATGAAAAGTATTGAGCCATTAGTTGTTGACATGCCAGATGATTCTGGGTATAACTAGGGGTCTTTCCGATGGAGTTTGAAATAACTTTAAAGATAATAGTTGATCCAGATGCAAACTTTTTAGAAACATTTGGCAACAATTCGGATGTAATTATGGAATTAGTACAGGCTAGCTTGTACGATATAGATGATATTATTGTAGAGGAATGTGAGGTAAGACGTGATAAATGAAACAGATATAGAAGCCTTTAAGTATTACAACTCTTTGGATATGGAAGAGTATCAAAAAATTGCAGCTGAAACTGCTATCTACAGCAGTAAACATGCTGTTATATATCCTGCACTTGGTTTAGCTGCTGAAGCAGGTGAAGTTGCAAACAAAGTAAAAAAGATCTTACGTGATGGTGACTTTGATCGTAAGGCTATAGCTGATGAGATTGGTGATTGCTTGTGGTACATTGCCGCATTGTGCAGAGATTTAAATGTAAGTATGAATGATGTAGCTCGTGCTAATCTTAGTAAGCTAGAAGACAGAAAGAAACGTGGTGTACTATCTGGATCAGGAGACAACAGATGAATAACTATTTACCAACTGATTATCAAGCCTTCATACACACCTCACGGTATGCTCGTTGGCTTGAGGACGAAGGAAGACGTGAGTCTTGGTCAGAGACAGTTGACCGCTACATGGGCAACGTTGTAGGCTACGACATAGATCACGACACTTACAATGAGATAAGAGAATCTATACTGGGACTAGAGGTCATGCCTTCTATGCGAGCCATGATGACTGCAGGTCCAGCTTTAGAAAGGGATAATACAGCAGGGTACAACTGCAGTTACTTACCCGTAGACGACCCTAAGTCCTTCGATGAGGCGATGTTCATCCTTCTCTGTGGTACTGGTGTTGGCTTCAGTGTCGAGAGGCAGTTCATTAGCAAGCTTCCCGAAGTACCTGAATTGTTCGAGAGTGAGACTACCATTGTGGTAAAGGACAGCAAGGAGGGGTGGGCTAAGGCGTTCAGACAAGTGCTAGCTCTCTTATGGGCAGGTGAGATTCCTAAGTGGGATGTCTCTAAAGTTCGTCCTGCAGGTGCAAGACTTAAAACCTTTGGCGGTAGAGCATCTGGCCCTGCACCACTGGTTGACTTATTCAACTTTTCAGTGAGCATATTTAAGGAGGCACAAGGACGTAGGCTATCATCAATTGAGTGTCACGATCTGATGTGTAAGATTGGTGAGGTTGTCGTAGTAGGCGGTGTTCGTAGATCTGCAATGATAAGTTTATCTAATTTGTCAGATGACAGAATGCGTCATGCTAAATCAGGTAACTGGTGGGATAACAATCCACAAAGAGCTTTAGCAAATAACTCTGTCTCTTATACAGAGAAACCAGACAGTATATCATTCATGAGAGAATGGATGGCACTAGTAGAATCAGGAAGTGGAGAACGTGGTGTATTTAACAGGGAAGCATCTAAGAAACAAGCTGCAAAGAATGGTAGACGTGATCCTAACTTTGAGTTCGGAACTAACCCTTGTAGTGAGATTATCTTACGTCCATATCAGTTCTGTAATCTTACGGAAGTTGTGGTACGAGCCACTGACACAATTGAAGACTTGGAACGAAAGGTCAGATGTGCCACAATACTTGGGACGATCCAAAGCACGTACACCAAGTTCCCATATCTGCGAAAGGTGTGGAACCGAAATACAGAAGAAGAACGATTGCTCGGTGTGTCTCTCACAGGGATAATGGACAATCAACTACTAACAATTAAGAACAAAGGACTGGAGAAGACTCTTGAATATCTACGAGAAGTTGCTGTTCGTACTAATTCTGATTGGGCTGACCGCCTTGGCATTGCAGCAAGCGCAGCAATTACCTGTGTAAAACCTAGCGGTACAGTTTCACAACTTGTTGACTCTGCATCGGGTATACACCCAAGGCATTCACCACATTACATAAGGACTGTAAGAGGTGATAACAAAGATCCATTGACACAGTTTATGAAAGATCAAGGTATTCCAAGTGAAGCTGACTTTATGAAGCCAGATCAAACAACTGTGTTTTCATTTCCAGTAAAAGCTCCTCAAGGAGCAATAGTCACTGACAATGTCTCAGCTATTGAACAACTAAATACATGGCTGATGTATCAAAGACATTGGTGTGAGCATAAACCTAGCGTAACAATTAATGTAAGAAAGGATGAATGGTTTGAAGTAGGTGCATTTGTTTACGAGCACTTTGATGAGATGTCTGGGGTAAGCTTTTTGCCTTACAACGAGCATACTTATCAGCAAGCTCCGTACCAGTGGTGCACAAAAGACGACTTTAAAAAATTATCTAAAGTAATGCCAAAAAGTATTGACTGGGCAAAGCTTTCAGAGTATGAAAAAGAGGACACTACTGCAAGCAGTCAGACTTTTGCTTGTACTGGTGATGTTTGTGAAATCGTAGATATAGGAGCATAATATATGCCACCAGTTAGAAAACAATTTAATCGTGCTTTATATGAGGCTTATGATACTCAAGCTAAGGATGCTCTTACAGCATACCTTATAAAGAAAGATCATGTACTAGTCAACACAGAAGAAAATTACCACGTTGATATAGTCTCTCAGAAGCATGGTTATACTTATTTTAATGAAGCTGAGGTCAAGGTAGCTTGGGATGGTGATTGGCCTGAGCATTGGAAGGAGATTAGAATACCAGAACGTAAACAAAGATTACTTGATAAGTACCAAGGTGAGAACGGTGTACTAAACTTTTATGTCTTCCGTAAAGATCTAAAACAAGCTTGGCGTATTCGAGACTACTTATTAACTAAAGAGAGTCTTAAAGAAGCTAAAGGTAGATATATTAGAAAAGGTGAGCTGTTCTTTCACATTCCATTTACAGATGCGGAGTTAATAACACTATGATAAATTTTGATGATGCTTTATCTACAATAACTGTAGACTCAGACAGTCCTACTACTTTAACTATGGGTAATGACTATGATCCAGTGAGTAAGCCTCAACACTACGGTCAAGGTACGATAGAGTGTATAAAGTATATAGAAGACTTCTTGACAGATGAGGAGTTAATAGGTTACTATAGAGGTAATATTGCAAAGTACCTTCACAGATGGCGATATAAAAATGGCGTTCAAGATTTGGAGAAAGCACAATGGTATTTAAGCGCACTGGTCCAACTACAAAAGCGAAAGTAGCTAAACCTTTCAATCAAGGCTATAGAGGTTTCCTAGTAGGAAACTTAGTTAACCCCTATGTTCAAAACAGTAAGGATCATAGGGACTGGGAGTTTGGGTTTAACAAAGCCTACTTCAAAAACAAGGAGCAAGTACTTGACAAAGAGTCTCGAAGAAGAAGCTAAAAAGTTTGCTAAACAAAAACGTAAGCCTTCAACTGTCAAGGAGCTATCACCTAGATTATATTTAGCAGGTCAAGCTATGGGTGGTTTTATTGCAGCAGGTAGACAGACTTGGCGAATGGAAGAAATTAAAAAGGCATCGTTTGATTGGGCAGACTATATGTTAGAAGATGATACATAAAAAAAGAGGGGGCGTTTAGCCCCCTTTTGTTTAATCAAACATCAAGTCCTGGTTGTTCATTAGGTAAAGCAAGAACTTTAACTTTGCTTCACCATCCTCCTGATCTTTTAGGTCTTCTATACGACCTTCATATTCAATAAACTCTAAAGCTCTATCTTTAAGTAGTTTTGATTTACTTAAAACTTTTGACTCTAACTCTAATAGTTTATCAGACTTTTTAGAACTTCCTCCCAAAAGACTCCTAGCCCTCGTTTTTACTTTTTGTTTTATATCTCTAAATTTTTTTTGTCTTTGTTTTAACGGCTTTTTTAAAATACCGTTTTCAATTGCTTTACTTGCTTCAACGTTAAACAACTCTTGTACAAAATCATCTAGTCTATTTTTTAACTCTGGCTCTCCTTGAAAGTCCATAGCTTGCCAAGCTTTTAATCCAACAGAAGCTGCTAGTCTCTCAGATGGACTTGGACCTCTATCTCCTCTAGCACCTCCTAATATTCTTCCTGCATCATAGTTAGCTTGACCCCTAGTTGCCACATTTCTTTCGGGTAGATCTGAAGTTTCTATACCAATCATATTTGGTATGTTCTCTACATATTTAAAAATATTATTTAAGTCTTTATTTCCCTGTCTTCGATCAGGGTTTGCAAAGTCTCCTGTAGCATATGTAGCTACTGCATTAACTGGCTCCAAAAATCTTAGACCACCTGATGCTACTCTTGCAAAAGCACCAGAAAGAAGTTCGTAGCTTGCTACAAAAGAATTATCAAGATCACCATCTAGTATTACCTGACCATAATCTTTTAACGTTTCGTATGCCTCACCAGTTCCCCTAAACGTCTGTCCTATCAAAGTTTGAAAAATCTCTTCTTTAAGAGGATCAGGAACTTCACCGTCTAAAGACCTGTGGGCAAAAGCTTGAGCTATAATTCTAGTATAATTTAAAGGTGCATCATAGGTAATGTCTCTTCTAGATCCATCAGGCAGTGGCTGAAAGTTCCAAGCTTGACCATTTCTAACACGTTCTTTTGCCGCTTCATATTCTGATGTAGTTCCATTATAAGAACCTGGACCAAAGATTAAACCTATACCGACAACACCTTTACTAAATAGAAGTTGTCCTTCATCATCTAAAGGATTTTGTTTTTTATAGATTTTACCTAGAACATGTTTTCCAGCATTAAATGCTGTATAATCTCCAACCATAGCAGTAACAGTATTAAAGAATCTACCAAATGGAATTAAAAAACCACCCCCAGGTGAATTAGAAAACCTTTCAATATATTTAGCCATTTCTAAAAAGGGTCCACTACCTTTTTCAGTAATCCAAGAAAAAGAGTAGGTCTCTTTCTTTGCTCTTTTAATTGCAGGTTCTTGAACCTCTTTTAAAAACTTAGGGCTAAACATTTCTACATAAGCATCTTCTCTTGCCATAAATTTATTAAAACTTACACCATAGACTTTCATAATGTTTTGATCTAAGGTACTCATAAACGAGATCATTTTTGTAACCTCGTCCTGAAGTCTTACACCTGCAGCTGCTTGAATAGCACTAACTGTTTTTTCACTTGCTTGATTTATCTTAGATTTTGGATCTAAGTTTAGTCTGTTTAAAATATCTCTTGATTCTACACCACCAGATATTTCAGACAGTAAATCTTCTGCTACTTCAGGTTTAAACTTTAAATAGTTTAACCCTTGCTCTACAGTAGAATCAAAATCAAGAACATTGTACCCACGTCTTACAGCCCCTAGTATAGATCCTTTTGCCTCTCTACCACGACCCTGTAACTGTAATACAGCACTTAAAACAACATCAGAAAGGCTGTTTAAACCAGTTGTATAAGCCCAACCTTTTATGTTAAGTCCTGTAGTACTTGGGTGAGAAGTTAGTAAACGTTTCCATACAGACTGTATATATTTTACTCTATCTGCAGGTGATGCATTTGCATCATCTACTTCTTTACTTGTCTTGTGAAGATCAAGTAGATCTTTTGCAGTAATATTATCAATATCTTTGTTTAATATATCTTGTGCAGCTTTTCTATTAAACATAGTTTTACCTGCAAACCTAGATCTGTTTATAAACCAATCACCTAATTCTTCTGGTGTCTTAATGTTAAATATACCTGCTGCCTTTAAATTTTTAGTTTTAAATTTATCTTTAAAAGCTTTTGTATAAGAGTTTAAAGTATCTTCAGTTACAGTCTTTTTTATTGCATCAGCTATAAAATTAGATACAGTATCATCTTTAGATCTAGGTACGTAAACAAAACCTGCCTCTGCCATACTATAGATAAAACCTTTTTGTGATAAACCTTTTTCAGGCTTACCAAATAAAAATATAGATTCAAATAAATCTTCGAGAGCACTTGGTGATCCATCAATATCAGCTTTGACTACTGCTTTAGCAGCATCCTCTCTAGCTACTGACCAAGGTAGATAGGTATCCATGTTATCTTCAAAGTCTTTAAAAGTTTTTCTTAAATCTTTGTTTACCTTTTTATCATCAACCCTAGCAATGACTTCAGTCATTATTCTGTCTGGATCTTTTCCACTAAACTTAGAAGATACATCTGTATAGTTTTTAAAGTTTAGTCCCTTAGACATAGCTTTAGTACCTGCCTTAGTAGTAGCTACGAGACCAGGTATTACTATCACACCTAGCGCAGCTCCTGCTGACTGAGGTAAACTTCTATGATCTTGTACACCACTACCAATACGAAGTCCCTGATACAGTTGATCAGTACCTACAGCAATAGCTGCATCGGTAGACATACCTGCTATAACTGGCGGTAGATTTTTCTTAAGACCAGCATTTCTAAAAGACTTTTTTAATACTTTTTTTTCTAGTTCTTTAGCTGCTTCCTTTGACATACCTCTTGCTAGAGCACTCTTACCTGCCTGTTTAGCAGCATGACGTAAGCCCATTATAGCACCCTTAGAAGCACCTCTAGTAAATAACCTACCTACACCTAAACCAAGAACTGTACTTGGGTCCCAAACACCTGCACGTACATAATCTCTAACACCGTCAAGTGTTTCTCCCCAAGTAACATTGTCATCAAAGATGCTAGGCATCTTATCCATAATCTCAAAAGATGCACCCATTAATGCTCTTTGTTGATCATCGGCTGTAGCAAACCATGCAACATCATTACCCGTTGTAACTGTCTGACCACCTGCAAGTGACCTCATCCAGTTTTGCCACTCTTGAACAAGATCCTCATCTGAGATGTCTCTGTCGTATTTTTCATCAAAGCTAAACTTGTTACGAGTCTCTTCACTGTAACGAGCTTTCATAATATTTCTTATGCCCTCAATTAAATTAGGGTTGTTTAGTATTTCTGTTTCAGTAAGCTCACCCTGCTCAATATCATTAAGAGTATTAATAATACCAAAAGCTTCATAGTTTTTTTGAGGATCTACATTAGGTATTTCAGACACCAAATCACCTTGAGAACCAAAGCCTTCTTTAGTTTCAACTGATCCTACAACGTCTCCTAATAATC